TGCAATTGGGTTCTATGTATCAATGACAATAGGAAGACCTGTTGGTGAGAAAGTAGAATCATTGGTTGAGTCTGCTGGTATGAAACTATTCAAGGAATCAGTAAACGAAGGACCTGAACCTCAAATTAAAAAGGTCGCACAACTTACAGGCGCACGTGTTGACGCAGTTGAAAAGTATGTTAGTTCTAGGGCACTTAATATTACAAAGCTTCTAAAGTATTTAAAAGATGAAAAATACAAAGGTGCTATGGATTTTATAAAAGCCGTTCTTGGTGATAAAAAGCAAGATGCGTATTTTATTAAAATGTTCAAAGAATCAGTAGTAAACGAAGGTAAGTACGATGGTATGTTAGATGTTATCGAAGATTTAGTTTCTAAAGCTAGTTCATTTATGGATGTTGGTAATCAATTAAAGAAACATAAAGTTAAGTATTCTTTTTCTACATCAATGATGCCAATATACAGACTTGATAAACTACCTATCGTTATTGTAAATAAAAAATATGTTAATAAAGCAGATAGAGAAGTTGGTGATATCGCAATAGGTTTGATGGAATCAATTAAAGAATCAGTAGTTAATGAAGGTGGCGTTTACTTTTCAAAAAAATTAAAAGATGGTAACACATTTCAAGTACTCGATAGAGATGTCAATGGTATGAAGGGAACACAAGATAAGTTCCATATGCAAGTTGTTGATAAAAAAGGTAATGTCGTTTCGGATTTAGGTTCACATACATCAATAGCTGGTGCTAAGAAATATTCAAAACAAGTAGAATCAGTAGTTAACGAAGCTAGTGATGTTGAGACATACCATAAAACATTTACATCAGCAGCAGAAGCTGCCGAAGCTATGGTAAAAAAACGTGGGTTTGAAGTAGATAAAGATGATTGGTCATCTCAAGTTGCTATGGGTGGTAAGTACACTCGTTCACGGCCAAGTGTTGGTAAAACAAACTCATTTACAGTAGGACTCACTAAAGGTGGAAAACCACAAAGAAAAGCATTACAATTTTCAGTATATGGAATGGCTAGTGGTAAGTTTGAACTAACCGCATATATCAATTAAGGAATGTCGATGAACAATAAAATAAACGAAGCTAAAGAACCTGATGTTATCGCTCAGTTAAGAAAAATTGTAAAAGATAAACAAAACGCTTTAGTAGTTGATACTAAATCGAAGAAGAAGGTAAGAGTAGATATGCAATCAGCATCTCTAATGGTTCAAGTATACGATGCACTTAAACAGCAATCTAATAAAGATAAGTTTGTTAAGGGTGGTATTGTTAGTATGGGTCATATGGCATACAAACTTATGAAGAAAGAATCAGTAGTAAGTGAAGAAGCTAAACGAGATTACAAAGATGAATACAAAAAGTTTCAATCATCGGATAAATCAAAGAAGTATAGAGCCGAACTAAATAAGTACAATAGAGATAAAGGTACTTATGGTAATGGTGATGGTAAAGATGCATCTCACAAAGGTGGGAAGATAGTTGGGTTTGAATCTGAAAAGAAAAACAGAGGAAGAGCCGAGAAAAGTAGATTAAAGAAAGAAGTAGTAATAACTAACGAGGGTCAGTTTTCTCCAATTGGATACGCTAAGAGAGTTATCTCAGGTGAAATAAGTCTTAAAGACGCAATGAAAGATGCTAAAATATCGCTATCTAATATTTCTAAATTAATCAAGAAATTAGACAAATCGTTTAATATACAATCAGCACTTCTTGCTGAAGCAAAAATGAAACTTGGTAAAGATTCAGCAAACTTTAAAGTGTTTGGAACTAAAAGTGGATTAATATTGATGGCTGCAACGAGTAAAGACTTAGATTCAGTACAAGACGCAATTGTCAATGATGTAGATGTAAAAGGTGAATTGAGAAAAACACTTGAGAAGCAACTTAAAATACCAGTTGATATTGATAGAAGTTATGAAGGTGCTGGATATAGATTTAACATCGACTTCACAGCATTAGCTAAACAGGTAAAATAATATGAAGCAATCACAACTCAAAAAAATAATTAGAGAAGAGTATCATAAGGTATCTTCGTTTATGGAAGAAAAGTATGGGTTTACTCCTGAATTGGGTAAGGTTATGTCCAATCCATATGCATCGTCATTTAAAATGGATGAGGATGTTGAGATATCTAAAGCTGACATGGAAAAACTACACTCCGATGGTAGTGTTGAGATTAATGGTGAAACTATAACATTTTCTCAAAAACATGGTTTAGAAGAAATTGAGGAAGCACTTTCAGATTATGAAAAGAAAGGTGCTAATTACGATAAAATTTATAAAAAGAATAAGTACACTCGTAAAAATCGTGCAAATCTTAATAAATCTAAAAAGAATGAGGGTGATGAATCTGATTCCGAAATGGCAGTAGACCAATTAGATACCTCCATTAGAAAAGCACAAGAGTTAATAACAAAACTCCAAGGTAAGGGTGATTTAAAACCATGGGTTCAGTCATTAATTACAAAAGCAGAAGATTATATTTCAACTGTATCCGATTATGGTGAGGTTGAGGAGTATGATGTTGAAACCATCGAAGAGACTAAAGACTTCATCAACTTTATGAAGGAACAGAATAGTGACATATACGCACTCAACCCAACTTTACAAGAAGCAGAGTATCAAGGTAGAAAAGTAGAACTTGGTAAAATAATGCAAGGTGATGTTAAAAAGTTCAAAGTATACGTAAACAACGATAAAGGTAATACCGTTAAAGTAAACTTTGGACAAAAAGGAATGACTATCAAAAAAGACAACCCAGGTGCTCGTAAATCATTTAGAGCACGTATGAATTGTGATAGTCCAGGACCGAGATGGAAGGCAAATTATTGGTCATGTCGTAAATGGTAATTAATTAGTTTTATTTACATATTTATATACAACAAATAAGTTTAACAAAAAAGAAAACAAAATGAGTACAATTTTTATTATTATTAGCGTAATCGCTATTATCGGATTAGCATTAGTAATCCTTCAAAGAACAGGCGTAATCGGTGACCGTGATGGTGACTTAATTCCAGATGTAGTTGAAGACAAGGCTGATGCGGTTAAAGCAACTGTTAAGAAGAAAGTAACTAAAGCTAAAAAAGAGCTTAAAAAAGTTGCTAAAGAATTCAAAGATGTTAAAAAAGCAGTAAAGTCTGTTGTTAGTGAATCTAAAGATGTATTGGATGTTGTAGCTGGTAAAGTTACTAAGAATTCATTACGTTCTATGACAAAACAACAATTAGTTGATTCTGCTAAAAACGATTTTAGTGTTGATTTATCTAATGCTGAAACAAAAACAAACCTAATCAATAAGGTTTATAATCTACATCACAAGAAATAAATTGTGAAAAACTACATTGGTAATATACAAACGTTATTAATTATCGTTCTTGGTATCGTAATTTTCTTTATGAGAAGCTGTGATAGTGAGCCGGTAATTACAGAACCTCAAATTATTACCAATGTAGAAGTAGTACATGATACTATCAATAGGGAAGTGCCTGTCTATGTTCCAAAGTATATTACAAAAGTAGTACACGATATAGACACATTCAGCACCCCTATTGATACTTCAGCTATTCTATCGGACTACTTTAGTACATACGTTTATGAAGATGTGCAAAATTTAGATAGTTTAATTTTAACGATTACGGATTCTATTACAGAAAATAGTGTAAAGAATCGGTCAATAAAATATCAGTTAATTTACCCAACAACAACTATTACCAAAGAAATTTATTTAAATAAGAATGAATTTTATTATGGGTTTGGACTACAAGGTACATCTAAACAACTAAACTATGTTGGGGGTGAGTTATTGTTACGTAGAAAAAACAAAAAGGCATTTGGTATAGGTATCGGTGTAAACCAAGACTTCACTCCAGTGTTATCCGGTAAATTTTATTGGAAAATAGGTAAATAACAAAATGTATGCCGAAAGATTTAAAAACATTAGTTAGAGAAGAGTGGGTAAAGTGCGCAAAAGACCCCGTATACTTCTTTAAAAAGTATTGTTACATACAACACCCACATAGGGGTAAAATACTATTCAACCTATACCCATTCCAAGAAACATTGATGGATGACGTAAACGATAATCGTTTTAACGTTATATTAAAGTCTCGTCAATTGGGTATATCAACGTTATCAGCCGGGTATTCATTATGGTTGATGTTATTTCATGAAGATAAGAACATCTTGGTAATCGCAACCAAACAAGAGGTCGCAAAAAACCTTGTAACTAAGGTTAGGTTTATGCACGATAACCTACCATCGTGGTTAAAAGGTCAGACTGAGGAAGATAACAAACTATCACTACGTTTACGAAATGGTTCTCAAATCAAAGCAACGTCAGCTGCAGGAGACGCGGGCCGTTCTGAAGCGTTATCAATGTTGATTATTGATGAGGCAGCTTTTATTAGTAATGTAGAAGAAATTTGGACATCGGCTCAATCAACACTTTCTACTGGTGGTGGTGCTATTGTACTTTCTACACCAAATGGTGTTGGTAATTGGTTTCATAAAGTTTGGGTCGCTGGTCAACAAGGTGAACAATGGCACCCAACTGAATTACATTGGACAGTACATCCTGAAAGAAACCAAGTTTGGAGAGATGAACAAGAAAAGTTATTAGGTGCTAAAGGTGCTGCACAAGAATGTGATTGTGATTTTATTTCATCTGGTCATACTGTAGTAGAAGGTGCAACTTTACAATGGTACGAAGAGACTTATGTTAAAGACCCACTTGAAAAACGAGGGTTTGATGGTAACTATTGGTTATGGGAATATCCAAACTACTCACGTGATTATGTAGTAGTTGCCGATGTTGCTCGTGGTGATTCATCTGATTATTCAGCATTCCATGTATTTGATGTAGAAACTGTAGAGCAAGTAGCTGAATACAAAGGTAAAATTGATACTAAACAATTTGGAGCGATGTTAACAGCAGTAGCTAACGAATGGAATAAAGCTATGTTGGTTATTGAAAACGCAAACATAGGTTGGGCTGTAATACAAGAAGTTATTGACAGAAGTTATGAAAATCTATATTATTCATACAGAGATGTAGGATATGTAGACGAAGATATACACCTTAGAAAAGGTTTTGACCTAAAACGAAAAGAAGATATGGTTCCTGGATTTTCAATGACTTCAAGAACACGACCATTGGTTATTTCAAAATTAGATATGTATATGAGAGAACGTACCCCTATTATCCGTTCTAAGAGACTTATAGACGAATTGTTTGTCTTCATATGGAATGGTAGTAGAGCTGAAGCACAGCGTGGTTACAATGATGATTTGGTAATGTCATTCTCAACAGGATTATGGGTTAGAGATACCGCACTTAAATTACGTCAACAAGGGCTTGATTTAAGTAGAACCGCACTTAGTCATATTGGTAAATCCACTGGGGGAGTTTATAACGCAAGAAGCGCTGCACAAGACCCGTGGAACCAAAAAGACCAACATGGAAATGACAATGATTTAACTTGGTTACTTTAAATTTGGTAGTTAAGTTTTTTTTTTGTATATTTATAACTTGTACAAGTATATACTTTTTAGATAGGTAACAGATATGGCAGATAAATCGCTTTTTGGTAGATTAAAAAAACTATTCAACACTCAAGTTGTAGTTCGTAGGATTGGTAAGGGTAAAACCCAAAATATTGATACGCAGAGATTACAATCACAGGGTAACTTGCGTAGTTCATCATACTACGATAGATTCGGTAGAATGCACACGTCTCGTAAAAATTGGGAAACGTATAATAACCAGTTCAACTACCATTCAAATAAATTAGAATTATATACTGATTATGAAGCAATGGATAAGGATTCTATTATCGCTTCAATATTAGATATATACTCGGATGAGTGTACTCTTAAAAACGATATGGGTGACGTTCTCAGAATTAATACTGATGACGAAAACATAAAGAAAATATTACACAACCTTTTTTATGATGTAATGAATATTGAATTCAACCTATGGGCTTGGGTTCGTGGTATGAATAAATATGGTGATTATTACTTACATTTAGATATCGAAGAAGGAATTGGTATTGTTAACGTATCACCAATGTCTGCTTATGAAGTAGAACGTGAGGAAGGTTTCAATCCAGAAAATCCATACGAAGTTAGATTTAAAATGGGTACAATGGGCGCAGCTCATGGTATGTCACAAGATAAAAATGCTGATTTCTTTGAGTTCTATCAAATTGCTCACTTCCGTTTAATGGGAGATACAAACTTCTTACCATATGGTCGTTCTTTATTAGAAGGTGCACGTAAGACTTGGAAACAATTGACTCTTATGGAAGATGCTATGATGATTCATAGAATTATGAGAGCTCCTGAGAAGAGAGTGTTTAAAATTGACGTGGGTAACATTCCTCCTGGTGAAGTTGATAACCACATGAAAGGTATCATCGACCAAATGAAGAAAGTACCTTACCTCGACCAAAATACTGGTGACTACAATCTCAAGTTTAACTTGATGAATATGTTAGAGGATTACTACCTACCAGTTCGTGGTGGTCAAAGTGGTACTGAGATTGATACCTTACAGGGTATGGAATTTGGTGGTATCGATGATATTGAATATCTAAAGAATAGAATGATGGCTGCTCTTAAAGTACCTAAAGCATTTATTGGGTATGATGAGGGTGTTGAAGGTAAAGCTACACTTGCACAAGAAGATATTAGATTCGCACGTTCAGTAGAAAGAATTCAAAAGATAATCCTTTCAGAATTAACTAAGATTGCAGTTGTTCATTTATACTCACAAGGGTATGAGAATGAAGACCTTGTTAATTTCGAATTAAATCTTACTAACCCATCTATTATATACGAACAAGAAAAAGCAAACCTATGGGCCGAAAAAGTATCATTAGTTTCTGACATGAAAGACCTAAAAATGGTTTCTCAGGAATGGATGTATAAGAACATATTCAATATGTCAGATGATGAGTGGAAGCTAGAACAAGCTAAAGTTGTTAGTGACCTTAAACTTGGGTTTAGACAATCTCAAATTGAAGACGAGGGTAATGATCCTGTTAAAACAGGTGAAT